CCACATGAGATAACACGACAGACTTACGGGGGTATTGAGACTCTCCCACACTCTGGGGGCTAGGTCTGAGGCTGAGACCCGGCACTTCAACCTATCCAGGCTGAAGGCTCCGCTTCGCTTAGCCCTCTCCAATTGCTCGGAGAGGGGACGGCGAGCGTGACGTGGCTTTCGCACACGAGCGCCTGCAGTGTCTGAGTTCAACTTTTATCCCCGAACCTGTCCGTAATGTTTAACGTCATCCACGAATCTAAAGATGCTATCTAGCATCTGATTCGAGTACTCGTCGAACAGTGCAGGCAGGACCTCGTGATGCTTCCCGTCAAGCACGATCGTTTCCGCTCGTGCCCAAGGGGTCGCATACTGTCCCCACATTCCAATGGGGATCGGGATCCAAAAGTCGTGCTCACTCAGAATAACAAGGATCTGCCCAGAAGAGGCGACGATCTTGTCTACGAGCTCATCCAAGGTACTTGCGTACCAAGAGATGTTCTCTTGCTCAACTTCTCCCACTCCTGTCCGCGAGGACATGAGAACAGAGAATCGAGCAACAAATTGCCCACCTGGAATGGTGGACATGGTGAGGCAAGCAAATCGCTTATTCATGATAACAGTTCCTTAATATTCATTTGAGGAGGCTCAGGGAATTCACCCAGAGCCATGTGACACAGACTAACTCTCAAGCGACTCATTCGAGTCAGAAGCTCGGTTACCCTTAATAGGGCAGTTCGAACTTCTCCACTGCATCCGTGACGAAGCTGTTGGAAAGCAGCTGCAGCACGTACTTCTGCAGGTCCTTGCGGTCCTGCAGAGAGCAGCGGTCGGGGAACGTGAACTTCAACTCGGCCACCGGACGGTAAGAAACCGTCGGCGCCGGCGCAATGCCGGAAACCGTATTGTTGCTCACAACCTCCAACTTGGGAGTTTCCACTCGGATCACCAGATCGATGTTCCGATTGGCGACTTGCGCGTTCCCCTTGGGGCGCCGCAGATCGAACACAAGCTTATTGAAGCCAATGTAGAGACCTGCGACGCGGTCCTCGAGAAGCGCGTAGTCGGCGACGGTCTTCGCAGGCGCGAAGGTGTGTGCCACAGGGGTTGCCTGTGCGTCGTTCAGCACGATGTTTGCAATTGCAGACATTCAGGGGACTCCAGAGAGAGGTCCTCTTACAAATGCCCGTAAGGTTCCCACACTTCTTTCGAAGTGCGGTTTACCAGACGGAGATTCGCACGCTCCCTAGCCGCGAGGGCATCGGAGTAAGCGCGAGCTTCGGTCTTACGACCTGAGCCAAAGGACCAGAGTAACGATAGACCACTCATCACTTGATCTCGTGAAAGATCGAAAGTGGCTCCTACCAGATGATAGCGAGGAAATGTGCTCTTCACAGAGCGTATTTTCCAGCGATTCGTCGACTGACCAGGAAGACGACCCGAACCTTGAATGTTCGAGCCAATCTTCTTGTTGAAGTCGAGGTGGCCGCTAAAGTTGACTTCACCAGACCAAGTGACGGTCCGACGAACATTGCTCACACCTTGCGGTGGAACGAGTCCATTGATCCACGCGCCGATTGGAATAAACCAATCGACGACGAAGCTCAGTGTTACCAACTCCCACGCGACTGCCAACGGGTTTGTTAAGCCCAGTTGTGACAACTTATATAGAAACGGATCGTCCACAGAGAACGTCATTTTTGATGACGCCTTGTGGAAACCTTTCACCTGCATGAAATATGCAGGATCGGTGGTACCATCCGTCAATATACTAGGAGTCTGCAGTCCGAAATTGAGCTCGCAAAGCTCAGTCGCACGGTACGTCATGATAGTCGGAGACTCATGTCGTTTCTCTAGCGCCTTTACAGCACCATAGACATCGGCTAACAAAGGCCGAACACCGTAGGAGTAACCAAGCCACGCTCCGGCAACTTTGTCCGGAACATCCCTAAACTGTTGCAGTTTAGGATCAGCGTTTGCTGAGAGCCCGAGGGCCTTCAACACACCACTGAGATTGCCCCTTCGGGCATGCTTGGCGGCTACGAAAGCACTCAACATGGCACCCTGGATGAAGTGAGCGGTTTCCCGCGCTTCACCTAAAGCAACACCGAGATCTATATCTCGGTTGTTGAGCTTTTTCGAGAGTCTATTTTCTGCCAGGTTCTCCACTGTTGTGCGAGAACGCGTACTGAATCGCCAAATGTCATTCCCTCCATGTCGCGTCGGTGCCGTGAAGACACCGTCGTTATTTAGAACGGAATAAGCATTTAGCCAACTCGACGAAGAGTAGAACGCAAAAAACGTTCTATCCTTCGGTACGCCATCAAAGATCCGCGTGAGCGGAGCACGTCCGAGACGCCATTGACTATCATACGAGTTTTCCGGGAGCAACGCTCCCTGGGCAACAAGTTGACGGTACTTTGGAGTCCTGATCCAGTTTTTGATAAACTGGAATTCGTACGTGTTCCCTCGGAAATCACCGAGGGACTCATTGATGTTTGTGCTAGGCAAGAGACACTCCTTAAGGCTAGAGGGGGATGGTGCCC